TTTTATTTCCAGCTTTCCATAGTATATGCGGAGCAGGGATTTACCGCACTTCGGGCACTTTAGGTTCTTTACTTCCATTCTATAAACGCCTTTTTAATGTTATCCAGCGCAATGTCCACTTCCTTTGCAGTGCGCCTGTGCGCCATCTTCTGTCTGTACTCATTGCGGATGCGCCGTTGTTCGGGCGTAAAGTCCTTGAGCACATCAGCCCTGTCCTCTGCTCGGATGCTTACTATGCGCCCGAGCGGAGTGTCAGAGCCTAAACCATTAATGTAGGAAGAAAACTCTTGCCATTTCATCCCGTCCAAGTCCCTGCTTAATCTTATGCCGTACTCCGACTGGAAAGACGCTACTATCAGTGCCCAGTCATCATTTAGATCGTAGTACGGCTCGTTATTCCCCGCGGTTATCAGCATCGGGGTCATTGCCCAGTGCCAAGTCCATCGCCACGCTTGCCAGCGTCATGTAGTCCTCGATATTAAGGTTCATCTTCTCAATGGCCTTTTTATCCTTGTCGCTGAACAGCAGGCTCATTGTAGCTTTAGCGCCCTCGAGGTCGCCCTCGTTCTGCACTATATCCATAAGCTCAAGTATCGTTGTAGCGCTGTTGTTTACCGTCAGCACTTTGTCCTTGATCTGAATCTGCGGGGAATCGTTAAATTTTAACTTGTCGGTCAATGAATAAAGCATTTTGTCCTCCTTGTGTTAATTAGGGTGTTACTGTCGGCTTGCCGTTTGAAAGAATCTCAAACTCCAGCGGGGCTACTGCTGTGGAATCACCACTGCCCAGTGCTGTAACATTGATAGGTGCACCAGTAAACTCTACTACTGTGCCATCCTTAAATGTCCACTGAAAGTCAACCTCGGCGTCTCTGCCGTTCTTAAATGCAAGGCCTGCGATGTAGTTGTTGCCTGCATCGCCTACGTTTCTCTTTCCCGATACTGTGATAGTAACGCCCTTGCCTGTCATGAGTCTGCGAACCCAGCCCTCTGACTCAAAAGGTGTCCACTCTTCAACATTGTTGTCGAATGCAACCTCAAAGGTCTCGCAATCAGCGATGGTCACATAGTTTGCAGTGCCTTCGCTGGCTATGTTGACTTTGAACTGATTTTCATAGCAAGGAAAAACTCCTGTAGTTGTTGCCATTTATCTTACCTCTCATAGTAAACTACACAGCGTATGACATATTCATACACGCCCTCGTCATCCGTGCCCACATATACGGGTTCGCCGTACTGCAGGTCAAGATAATACACATGTATGTCGCCAAAATCTGTGTCTGTGATATAACGTAATTTCTCATACAGGTCGCGTGCTACGGTTTCGGTTTCCCGCATGTTTTTATTCCAGTGAATGAGTATGCGTATGCCTGCACGGTCATAGGTCTTTGCTTTGCCTATAGCTTCCACACGGGCGTAGTTGTTATCACTGTAAACACCTATAGACTTATCCTTTGTGCCGTCTATTTTGCCGATGCTGTAGTGGTCGGCCTGTATCTGTGTTTTTAAAAAATCTCTGATTTCTGCCAGCATTTAGATATTCCTCTTAAGAATTTCCGCGAGGATTTGCGCAGGCCGTTTAGCGTATATACCGCCTTCCATCCACGGTTCCATCCACAGCCCCTGTGCGTTAGGATTTCCGTCATGTGACTTGCCATCCTTATCCGTCCACGGTTCCTTATGGAAGTGATATTCGGGATGGAAGTATAAACGCCTTGCATACGGAGTACTAAACGTGAAGCGGATGTACCCCTGTTTGGCAGTTTTGTCGTTCACCGTAAAGGCTTCACCCGACAGCGTACCGTCCATGCGTGGTATCACCTGCGCTTCACGTATATCATCCTGTAGAATGTGCCCAGCTATGCCCAGCGCCCTTGCAAGGGAATCGTCTATATGCTTTAGGCCTTTTTCATCCCATACAATGCTCATTTGAACTGAATCTCCGTGTGGTTTACCGTGCCGTCGGGGTTTCTGCGTTTATACCCTTGATAGATCTCACGCTTTTCCCCGAACACGTATGCACTACCGCCTGTGATGTTTGACAAGGACGGAACTATGTCGCCATCAAAGTATGCTCTGCCACTGATCTGTATGACTTTAGCATCATCGGTGTACACAGCTTTACCGCCGTCTTGCCAGTTGCACAGCGCCTGTATCTCTGTTGTGCCTGCAGGTGCGCCGTCCTCATCAATTCCCTCGCCCTCAATAACTATCGTTATCGGAGTGGTACATACCCATGCGGGCACAAGTTTAGGATATTTCATGTTGGTCACCTTGCAAGCCTGCAACACAGCCCCGTCTGTTCCAGCAGTGCGTAAAGGGAGCGCTCAATAGGTATACCGCCCTCGGTCATAACATTGAAGCCAGTGCCGAAGTGCATCTGTACGCTGTTGATGCTGTAGCTGTCCAGCACGCTTGAAAGTGCGTCTGCATTCTCATACAGGAACCCAGCGTGCCTGCATACTACTTCCTTTATGATTTCCTGCTGAAACTCCGTTAAGTTATCAAAGCCCCGCGCCACTATTCTGTTGAATGTAAGGCTGTCCACCTGCCTGCTTGCATCCTTTAACGCTTTGTCAAGGCTTTCAGCAGGTACGGCATCATAGCCCATTTCTGTATATTCCTCTGCGGTCACGTATGCTGTGTACATGTGGCTTTATCCTTTCTGCTTCGGCTCTTTCTTCAGCTTTGCTACCTCTGCCTTGAGCTTTGCGATTTCTGCGTCCTTTGCCTTGATAGCGTCAATATAAACGCTGTAAGCAATGGTCTTGCCAGCGCCGTACTCAATGACATTGCCCTTATCATCAAGGATGTCATAGCCTGCTTTAACGAAAGATGCCTTGTCTGCATCGTTGATGGTATAGCACCTGTTTTCTTTTACAGCTACCATAGTTGCCGTCCTCCTTTGTTAATTATGCGTCTGCGTTGATAGCGATACCTGCAACTCTCTGTGCAAGCACGAACAGGTCGCCGTACTTGCGGTTCTGATAGATATATCCATCGCCTGTTCTTGAGTCAGTTCCAGGAGCGAACATCTTGATATATGCGTATCTTTCCCTTGCTACTACGCTGTTCGGGTGAACAAGAATCGCATTGATCTGCTTTGCGCTCTGTGCAGGTGTGAAGCCAGTTGTGAAGTCATATGCTGTCTTGAATCTTGCCTTTGGAACTTTTACGATCTCAACATCGTCAAGGCTGTAGATTTTTCTGTTGACAGGTGTGTTGCCGTCCCCTGCATTGACCTGCATGAACCTTGTAAGTCCGTCAGCTTCTTTGAGCATCTTGTAAACAGCAGGTGTTACATACAGGATTCTGCCCTCTTCGGGAACTCCTGCATCGTCCATTTTCTCCATCTGTGTGTCGAACCATCCAAGCACGTTGGTTGTTGCGAGTACAGTTGTAGTATCAACAGCACCGCCCTTTGCAACGAAGTCGCTGTACAGCTTGCTGAATCTGTATGCGTCAGTCTCTGGGATTGCCTGCTCATCCTCGAATACGGTCTGAATGTTTGCTACGCTTGCTACCATGTTAGTTTCATCAACATCCATAGCGTCAATGTAGAACTCAACATCTCTGTCGAAGTTAAGGGTCTTTGTTTCCCATGTGTTTGTAAGGTCACCGCTGTTGAAGCCGATGGTTCTTGTGTGATCCTTGTAGCCTGTGAGTGATACTACAGGGAGCTTGATTGTTTTAGCATTCAGCCACTGTACCTGCGGGTTCGACAGTGTAAGGCCGTAAGAACGCTGGTCTGCTTCGTACTTCTGTACAAGGAACTGACTGAACTGCTCTGCATAGTTAATTGTGTTTGACATTAGTTTTTACCTCATTTCATCTTTACGCCGAAAATCCTTGCAAGTTCCTCGTTGCTGGAATTGGCTTTCTGCCCGCCATCAGCGCCTACCTTAAAGCCCAGCGGGTTGTCCTCTGCTTTCTGCTTCAGCTCGGGCAGGTCTGTGAGTACTTTTGTAAGGCTTTCCTTTAATTTGTCCTCGCTTATTTTGCCGTCCGTAACCACTTCCGACATGTCAGCCATCTTGAGCAGGTATGGCATCTTTGTTGCTGATACACCCAGCTCGCCTGCCATTGTCATAGCCTGCATCTGCATTTCTGCCTTGATCGCACGCGCATTGGCGTCTGCTATCTGCTGGTTCAGTGCATCAATGTTAGGTGTGCGCTTTGCCTTTTCCTCTTTGAAAGTCGCTACCGCCTGCTTCATTTCATCCTCGGAAAGCCCCTGCTGTTTGAGGTAGCCCTTAATAACGCTGTCCTCTGTCGCCTTTTGCTTTCCGTCAATGATGCTTGCCAGCTTATCGTAGTCGATGGCTGGTGCCTGCTGTGCCTGCTGTGGGTTCTGCTGTGCGTTGTTGTTTTCGTTCGGTTCCATAAGTCTTTTTCCTTTCCCAGTTTTTAGTGTGTCTCACCGTAACAGTTTTTAGTGTGCTGTCTGCACCAGTAACAGTTTTTAACGTGCTGTCTGCACAGTAGGTGGACGCTGTGGACTTGAACCACCTCTGTACGCCCCGTACACGCCCATAGTAGGCAGGTTTAACGCCTGCCCAGTGTTCTGTTGATAGCCTTTAGTTCTGTTTCAATGCCCTTTAACGCCTTTATGAGCATTACCAGTAAATCTTTAACTTCTTCGTTCATAGTCTTTAACCTTATGTTTAGCCGTAGAACACGAAAATAACGGCTATACACGCCGTAAATCGTAAAATGGTATAGTTGCTTGCCTGCGCGATAAAGCACCCGCTATGGCCTTATATCGTACACTGCTATGCACTTGTCAGCCAGCGCACGCCAGCCTGCAGGCAGGTCATCAATGTTTCTGCACCGTAGCACATCATCCTGTGTAAATGCATCAATATCAATGTCCATATCATCTGCAAGTGATTTATACCCTATCAACCTATCGCTCACTTCACCGCACATGGCTTCTTTAAGCCTGCTCCAGTACGGTGAACCTGTTACATATACATTGCCATCCATTATATGCGTCCTCTCCTTAACTGCTCTTCACTGATCTTTTCCACCAGCGCCCACTCATCTGCAGGTGCCACTATAGCCTCACGGTTCAGCACCATGTAAAAGTGTACATCGGCACCGTCGCCGTACGGCTCATAGATAACATCATAGCCCAGCATCTGCATAGCTTTGCCGACTTCAACATTGTTAGTCAGCCTGCGCTGTTGCCTGCTGAAATATGGCATGCCATCATCACCGAGCGCATCTGCTATAGTGTTAAATAATTCCCTCGCTTCTTTGTACGTTATGACCTTTGCGTCCTCTTTTATCTTCATGCGGGCTATACAGCCACCAGCATTACTGCGGTAGCCAGTAGCATAGTCGAACGCCGTCTTGGTGCTATTACTTAAGTACGCCACTACATCGCCGTATACGCCACGTGACGGGAAACAATCAGCAACACCGCCCTCCATCAGTTGCTGTCCGCACTGGTACGGTGTTTTAGTCATGGATATGTCACCACGCAGGTGCGACACAGGCGCTATACCACGGTACAGCTCTTCTCCCTTTATAGCATCATACTGTGCCCTTGATACCAGCGTGACAGGTTTATCTGCGCCTACTGCAGTGTGGAACTCTTGCATAGCGTGAACCCAGTCATCGCCCTGCCGTGCTGTAAGGTCGCGGAAGTGTACGCCCTTGTCCCACAGCTCTTTCGACACCTTTTTCTCGCGGGCTGTGATCGCGTCCATCGTGGCCTTGCTTATATCTTTGCGCTCGTCAAGCTCCCAGTCAATGAGGAAGTAGTTTTTGCCGTCCTTTTCAAATACTACGATCCTGTAGCCGTTGTTATATTTGACAATACTGCCATCCGCTACGTACTTGTAGCCCTTTTCTGCCAGCTTGTCTGCAGTTGCTTTAAACTTTCCCGAAGTGTTAAACTCGCGTGCCCGCCCGAAGGTTAGGTCTTTCTTTTGGATAATAAAATCCTTACCATCGCGCTCGGAATTAAACCAGCGTATATTCTGCTGTGTACGCGATGAAAGGTCTTTCCACGGTACCACGATACGCTTTGACAATTCAAAGTCGCAGAACCCATTCGAACCTCTGTCGCTTATTTTAAGTATACCATCTTCAATAGGTATAAGACCATGCAGTTGTGCATCATCATAAACTATGTCAATGAACTCACGTATGCCAGTGTGGTCTATTGGTGGTATAGGTTCTAACGGCTCTACCCTTAACTTCGGAGCACCCACGTACTCACCGCGCAGTATCTGCTCTTTGCGGTCTTCCCACTGATGCGCACGCTTGCTATATTTGAAAGCATTGATAGGGTCAAGTGACAGCCTTGCAAGACGGTGATAGCTATCAGCCATGTCCACTGCATGCCTTAACGCCTGCTCTTGATTGTAGTCGCCTACTATCTCCTCAATATCTTGCTGTGTCCACGGCTTTGCTGGCTGTGATATACCCTCTATGTACAGGCTGTATATATCCTTGCAGTTAGGGTGTAGGAAACCTGCCTGCATAGCGCTTGACAGCGTAGGCACGCCCAGCTCAAATGCTTCTTTTGCAGTACCACCGCCGTACACATCGTCCACCAGCACACGCCCTAAATAGCCCACGCACAGCGGGCAGGCCTGCGTCCTACGGTTTACTCTTACAGTGTGTATGCCGTACTTGTCATGCGCGTTACCTGCGCCCATAAGGTATGCACGCTTGTTGCCTGTACGTATTGCCATGCTGGCATAGTCGCTTATGTTGTGCCGTGCGCCGTTCTTATACTCAATAGACTGCAGGCCGTTCTTTATAAAGTCATGCGTTGCCATGTCTACAGCCTTTGCGTAGTCATTAGTCACATTCGCATACACCTGCGCGTCAAATATCACTTTCCTATAGGCATCGTCAGCCCTGCGTAGCACTGCATATTCAGCCCTTGAAAAGTCTGCCTGTGTGCGTTCTATCAGTATGTTCAGCTTATCGTCATTTAGGTTAAAGAACGTTGTGTCCTTTACCTGTACGGGTGAGTACTCGTCCTGTGTGATCTTGTCCAGCATTTTGGCCTCTTCATCTGT